GTACTTGGGCGGGACGGCGAGCGGCACCGCGACCTCGACCAGGTCACGCGCCGACCAATCGGCGTCCTTCAGGACGGCGACCATCGAGTGCATCGCCGACTCGCTTCGCCCGAGGCGCTCTCCCACCTCGCGCCAGGAGAGGCCCTCCTCGCGCAGCTGCCGTGCGCGCTCAAACTCGGAGGGACGCCAGGGCGTGTTCGTGCGGGTCATGCCTCCTCCCCCGCCCGGTGCAACCTGAGCTCAATCGCTTCCAGCAGCTTCTTTCCATCGAAGCCGCAGTCGTCGCAGTCCCACCATGCGGCACGCCGCAGGTACGCCACCACGGCGGCGCGCTCCTGGGCGACTGCGTCCGCGACGATCTCTGCCGTCTCGTCGTACTCGTTGTCATTCATGGCCACCTCCCTAGGAGCCGCGCGAGGGCGGCGATGATGTTTGCGAGCGCGCTCACCACGCAAACATCCCGAACAGAATGACCATGACGGCGGTCCCGCCGAAGATGGCGTCGCCGTGAAGGTCCCACACGTAGCGCGGGTCGTAGTAGAGGCAGCGAAGGGTGTCGTAGAAGCTCATGGGTCCTCCTGTCGTCAGGTGACGACTACCTAGGAATACCCATATCGTGTGAAGCGCGCAAGGGGGACGCGTGAACTTTCTAGACGGGGGTCACCCACACGTCGATGCGGCCTACCTCGGGCACGGCTTGCTTGCCGATGTGGAGCTGCACTACGAAGCGATCGTCCTCGAGGATGCCCGCCTCGACCAGGGCGTCGAGCACGATCTTGCCGACGTTGTCGGCGTCAGGCTTCGTGGCGTACGGGATGCCGATCGTCTGCTCTCGACGCTTCCACCGCTCACGGTCGCACCATGCGGGACGCGCCTTGGGCATCGGCCATATGGCGACGATCTCGACGGCCACGGGCCCGGCGATGACCTCCTCCTGACGCTGCTCTCGCAGCATGGTCACGGCGGCATCCATCCACGCGCGATGCTCTGGCGGCATGTAGACACGCCCACCTCCTCGCGCAGCTCGTGGACGTGAGGCCCCGCGGGGGACGAGGCCAATGGTGTAGCCGATGGTCATTCCACCTCCACGGGGAACAAGGGCATCGCCACGCCCCGGATGCGTGCTCGGGCGATCTCTGCGTACTCGGGCGATAGCTCGCACCCGATGAAGTCGAAGCCCTCTAGGACCGCGCCGCGTCCTGTCGACCCGGAACCCGTGAACGGGTCTAGGACCGTGCCGCCGGGAGGCGTGACGAGGCGGCACAGATAGCGCATCAGGTCGGTGGGCTTCACGGTTGGGTGGATGTTGGCGCGTGCGGTTGTTCGTTCGTTGCCAGCTCCGGTGAGCATCGAACCGTCGGCGGTAGCCTGCATCCCGCCCGTGCGAACCAGCTCAAACGCATCTAGCCCTTCGTCCCTGTCTTCCCGCCCTGCCTTCGGGGTGTAGAAGAAGCGCGCGGCCTCACCCAGCCCTGCGGTAGCCTCCTCGCTTCCGTCGTGGATGAAGTTGGCGGGCCAGCGGCCTAGCTTTTGGCCGTCCGTTTGATGCGTCGATGCCATGCCAGCGAACTTCCGATATACTTTTCCGTCTTTTGAGGCAGCGTCCGCCCCTTGTTTGTGGGTAGTTACGTCCTCGCCATCCGTCCCCACCCTACACCCATCCACATTGATCGCCCCCGTCCCGTGGGCCAGCACGTTCGCGGCCACGGTGCCGATTAAGGGCTTCCGCGCCATGCAGATCGGTTCGTGCGCGGGCTTCAGAGCCGTGCCCCATCCGGACCATTGACGGGCGGCGTCGGTGGCGGGGGCGGTGATGTCGCGGCAGTGTCCAGAAACAATGTCTCCGTGAAACCCCGCCGACGTTCCTAGACCTACGGTACGTCCCGAGGTTTCGGCAGTGTTTCCCACAACCTCCCGCTTCGCACCCGCCGCCCTGTCGATAGCCTTCGACACATCCAGCGACTTCGGAAACCCGCTTCCATAGACCCACATGATTTGGTCGCGAATCTCGAAGCCCGCGTCCTCGATAGCGCACGTCATCCGGTGGTAGGTGCGCGACCCGGAGAAGGCGAGCAGATGGCCTCCCGGCTTCAGCACGCGGAGGGCCTGCCGCCACACTTCGACATCGTAGGCGATCCCAGACGCATCCCACGACTTGCCCATGAAGCCCAGCTCGTAGGGCGGGTCGCAGACGACGGCGTCCACTGACGCGTCCGGTAGCGTCGCCATCATCGCGCGGCAGTCGCCGACTAGAACGCGCGCCTTCATCGCGCGTCCACCGCGGCGGCGGTCATCAACTCGACTGCGTCCACGTCGAGGGCCTTGCCCAGGGCGACCATCGCCGAGAGCGACGGCTTGTGATCGCCCGCTTCCCAGCGCGTGAGCTGCGACGGGTGGACGCCCACCTGACGGGCCAGCTCCGCGCGCGACATCTCGAGGTTCTCCCGGTGGAGCCGGATCAGGGTGCCGAGGGTGTGGTACTGCATGAGGTCGCACTATAGTGCAGTTGCGCGTTTCGCAAGGCTTGCTAGTTATGGGGCATGAGTCACCACGCGCTTCCCCTGGCAAACCTCCTCACGTTCCTCCTCCAGCACCACGCCGAAGACATCGGCTACGTGGCCTACAATGAGGGCCGCGCGAGCGTGACCCTCAACCGCCCGCCGAAGGGGGCGACGATGCTGGGGTGGGAATGGAACCCGTCTCCCTCCCTCCGCGGGACCATCATCCACACGACGCCCTCGGGCGTGACCGTCATCGCACCGGAGTTCGCGAAATGATCCTCTCTCAGTCTCCCGAGCTCGACCAGCTCGCCACCGCCCTCGCCATCGCGCAGGGTTCCATCCAGGGCGCGGTCAAGGACCGCACGAACCCGGCATTCAAGTCGTCGTACGCCGACCTGTCGAGCGTGTGGGACGCCTGCCGCGCCGCCCTGTCCAGCAACGGCCTGAGCGTCTCGCAGCATCCGGGTCGCCTCGAGGACGGGTCGGCGACCGTGACGACGATCCTCCTTCACAAGTCGGGCCAGCACATCGCATCGGTCTGCGCGGCCCTCCCGCGCGACCAGAGCCCCGCCGCCGTGGGGTCTGTCGTGACCTACCTGCGTCGATACGCGCTTGCCGCCGCGGTCGGGGTCGCCCCGGAAGACGACGATGGGCAGGCGGCGCAACACGCTCCCACGCAGGCCCCGCCCCAGCGCGCCCCGGCGCAGGCTCAGCGTGTCGCCGAGGCTTTCGGTGGGCGTGTCGAGAGCGTCGAGCGCATCGCGCCGGTGGCCTCGGGCATCGACCCGTCGTGCCCCACGTGCTCGGGCTCGATGTGGGACAATCGCGAGAAGAAGACGAACCCGAAGGCACCCGACTTCAAGTGCAAGGACAAGAACTGCCAGGGCGTCATCTGGAAGTATGGCGACAAGCCGCGCGGGCCTGTCCCGCAGACGCGCGGCCCCCTCCTCGATGCCCCTCCCCCGCCCACCGATGAAGACGGCCCCGGCTTCCCGTTCTAAGGAGTGACCATGACGACGACGTACGACCTCATGCGCGGCGCCGCCCGCGTGCAGATGGAGATCGAGGAGAACTCGGGCCTGCTCTCAGAGGAGACCGCGGCGTTCCTCTCGACGTGGATCGAGCAGAGCGAGGATAAGGTCCTCGCCTGCATGCACCTCGTCCGGCGCATGGAAGCGGAAGCGGAGCTGCTCGAGCGCGAGGAGAAGGCCCTGCGCGCCAAGCGGAAGACGTGCGAGAACGTGGCCGACCACGTGAAGGCCCTCGCCACGGGGCTTCTGCTGGCTCGCGAGACGATGGGCGAAGAGCCGAAGGTCAAGGGGCCCACCTACAGTGCGTGGCTCGCCGAGACTCAATCCATCGTCGGGCCCGAGGACGTGTCCGCATGGCCGGAGACGTGGCGTAGGGTCAAGGTAGAGCCCGACCGCGCCGCCGCCCTGAAGGCTGCGAAGGCGGGGCAGGAGCTCCCCGAAGGGTTCGCCCTGGAGAGTAAGCGCGGTGTCCGGTGGCGCTGATTCCATCGGTCGCCCTGCGCCAGCGTTTGGAGGCCCTCCGCTGCAAGTACGCCCACGAACGCCGCATCGCGCACGTGCAGGCGATCGTCGCGGCGATGGTTCAGCTGGACGAGGTCGAAGCGTACGCCGAAGAGCAAGAGGCCGCGCTACTGCACGACCGCTCGCAGCTAGCGACCATCGACAGGAAGCCCTAGTTCGCCGGCTTCGAGGTCGTAAGCAGGAACTCCACGGTAACGGCGTTGTGGCTGTTCGAGAAGACGAAGAACTTCGTCACGCTCGCCATCCCGTTCGCGCCGTTGCCGTTGACGTTGTACGCCAGGTATTGGTCAATCGTCCACGCCCCGGTCGCGGGAGCAGCGCCGCCGTCAGTGAGGGTTTGGTCAAACGACACCATGGCGTTCTTCGTGGCGTTGTCGCGGTTGTGGATGTTCAGCTGAAGGTGACGCGTGGTCGGAAGGTTTACCTGCGTCACGATGCCGGACGTTCCCGTTGTCATGACCTGCACGTGCGGAAGGTGAGTAGGCGCGAGGGTGACGGCCATTAGTCGAGCCCATCCCGTCCGAGGACGTACGCGAGGTGGAGAGCGGCGCGGACGATGCGCTTCCGTTCTGCGCGCGTGACCTTCGTCCCGCCGTCGCCACCTGCACGGGTAGCAGACCGGATCTCCGCGATGACGGCAAGCACCTCAGCAGGCAGCTCGACTAGCTCAGACGGGTCGTACGGCATGGAACCTCCTGGGGGACACGTACCCCATAGCGAGACGACGCGCCGCCTCGACACCATGCCGAGGTAGCGCGCCGCCTTTCTGGGGTAGGGTTCCCCCAGCGCCTAGTAACGCTTCGGCGTGTAGGTCTTGCCGTCGAAGGCGAGTGACTCGCCACACTTCTTCGGGTCCCGATAGGGCGCGCCAAGGGAGATGTGTACCCACGCGCTCCCGGCGGGCTTCTCGAGAATGCACTGTCCGAACTTCAGCCCGCTCTCGACCACGATCCATCGGTGCAGCTCGTCCACGGTAGTCGAGGGGCAGACGATGTCTGCGGCCTCGCCCTTGGAGTGTTGCGACGAGGAGCTGCCTCCCACCGCCCGATTGACGGCAGGCCCCCTGAAGCCTGAGTTCACGCGGACGGCGCCGAACTTCGCGCGGATGACCTCGAGCATCTCCGCGACCAGCTTCAGCTTATCCACGTAGTCGCCGGCCTCGCGGCGGTTGGCGTCCTGGAGGTCTGACTTCCCGGTGCGGGTCAACTCTTCGAAGCTGAAGTGCTCAGTTAGCGTCATTCGTGCCCCCACTGCTGGTTTTGGTACCGAAGAAGTACGCGAAGGTCATAAGGCATATGTCTTCGATGAACGAGACGATGGAGGACCGCTCGCCCTCCCGCAGGAGCAACACGTCCGGCCCGGCGATAAGCAGATCGCACAAGTAGACGGCGACTAGGACCGATACCATCGCCGTCGCGAAGAATGTGAGCGCCTCAACCATGCTCTTCGCGCCGGCGAAGATGCGCGTCACCAAGAGCTGAATGACGACGACGACCGTGAGGCCCAACGCGATGGCCGTTATGGTCCCGCCCTGCGTGTCGTACAGAGACGAGAAAGCCTCGACAGTAGGCGCGTCCGTGGTGGGAAGCCCCTCGAGCAGCACGGCGTCGTCGGTGACGCGTTCTACGACATCGAGCCCGCTATCGGCGTCCACTAGCGACCGCGCTGGATGGCGTCGACATCGGCCCTGAGCGTGTTCACGTCGCGCCGCAAGCTCACAAGCTCGGACCGGAGGGCCGCGCCCTCGCGTTCCATGCCCTCCAGGCGTCCGTCGATGCGCGCGAGGATGCTCTTCATGTCGGACAGGTCCTCCGCGGCGATAGCCGGCGCGGCCTTGGCCTCGCTAAGGTAGCCGCCCGCGATGCCCGTGCCGCCGACGGTCGCAGCGCCAATAAGAAGCAGCGTCCATACAGGCACAGAGACTAAGCGGTCACTCCACCGCGGGGGCGTAGTCTCGGGCATGTGGGCTCTCCTTAGAGGCGCACTAACCGACGAAACGGAACCTCGCGATATCCGCGCCGCTTGCGTCCTCGAGCTCGCAGTAGTCCTCTGCCCAAACATGCACCACTACGTGCGGAAACGCGGGCAACGTCGTCACGCCGCACCAATCAGGGAGTTGTGCCTGCGCCGTCTCCGGGTAGGCGGCGACGTAGCCTTCAATCTGCTCGGTGTAGGTCATCAACGCACCAGGAGGACGGTTTCACTAGAGAAGGCGGTAGAGGACGAGATGCGGTAGCCGACGGTCGTGAGGCCGGCGACGAGGCCGCTTCCGAGCGTACCGTCTGGGGTCCACGTCACCTCGCGAAGTCGTCCCGCGAAGTTCGTTGCGCTCCGATTGAGGAGCATCGGCCACCGCGGAGAGCGTCCCGTACTTGTCGGGAGGACGTGGGCTATCGACGTGTTCAGAAAGTTAGGGCGGGTCAACGGCAGGAACGTAGATGTGCCCGGCGAGAACATGCCGCTATGCGTGTATCCGGCAAGGCCCCCGTGAACGTACCAGTTCCCCTGCGCGCTGACGGACGAGAGCATGGAGTTGGCCATGCCGCCATTCGAGCCCGTGACGTACATACCGTAGACGCGCCCATCGGTTTCTGCGTCCACCGCGTCCGGCGTCTCCGGGTCGATGATCGCCCCAGCGTGACCCACGCGATGGTTAGTGCCCTGCACCGAGCATACAAGCACGACAGTCTCTGCCGTCTCGTAGTAGCGCCAATCCGTCGGCGTCACGCCTGCGGATACCCCGCCGCTCAGACGCCAATAGCCGGACCATCGCGAGCCTGCGCCGAAGGGGAGCGCGGCGTTGTAGCTTGTGAACGCGCCTGAGTTCAGCGAGACGCCGATGTGCAGGGTCGTGGTCTGCGCCGTGTCCGGTGCCAGCATCGTGATCGCGGGCGTGGGCGCACTTGCGTACCCGGCGATCAGGACACGCTGAGCCAACGACCCGGTAGGGGGCGTCCCATAGACGGCCTCCGTTACACCGCCGTTCTGGTAGCGCGCCCACGTCCAGGCGTTCCCGCTGCCCGGCGTGCGCGTGCTCCCGTCGAAGTAGGTCGTAGCCGTGAGAAGAGTCCACAGGGCGTCCAACTGCGCCGCCGCGGTCACGGCAGTAGTCGTGCTCTGTCCGACGTATTGATGACTAAGTGCGGTCAGGCTCATGTGGTCGCGATGCCCCCTATGTCGATGACGGCTAGGGCGAAGTCGCTAGAGAGGCTCTGTTGGATGACCACCGCGGCTGCGACGACAGGCACCCACTGAAGAATGCCCGCACGTCGTACCAGCATCGTCTCGTCAGCCGTCGCCTGCACGACCGTAGCGGTCCCGCCACCGTTCCACGCGGCGACGGCAGTCGAGCTGCCTGTATGTCCCGCCGACGTCCACGCGAGCGAGCTGAGCGCCGTGTGCGCGGGCACCGGAGGCGTGCCGTGGGAGTGGTCCCCACGCGCGTAGTCCGTTGATGTTCCGACGACAGGCTGAAGGCCCGGCGTCGTACCCGACACGACCGTAGTCGCGGGCGTTCCCCCACCGCCGCCGCCGCCCGATGCCGCGACGGTCACCTCGAGGGCGCCGCCCACGGTCGCCTCAGTGATCGTGACGTTCTGGCCAGCCTTCAGCTTGCCGACGACGGCACCTGAGGACGCCTCACGGTAGAGCGGGACGAGGGCCATGTCAGGCTACCGGGGTCCAGCTGACGGCGTTGCCGTCGTCGTCCTCCGTCACGATGCAGGGCAGGGTCCAGCCCTGCGCCTCGGACAGGCCGATCCACTTGGGCGGGATGCCCGTGTAGAAGCCCGCGCAGCCGTTGGCGACGGCCAGCTCGGTCGCAGTCTCGGAGGGGAAGCCCGCAGGCACGACGAGGAAGGGCATGGACGCTCCTACGCGAAGACGATGATGTTGACGCTACCGTCGGTCCCAGCGAGACCCGTGCCCCCGCCGTTGATACCTGCGCCTACGAGGCCGCCAGCCGCCGACACGGTCCCGCCAATCGAGGCGAGAGGCGTCGTGGTAAGGATGCCGACGAGGCCACCGCCGCCGCCGCCGCCGCCGCCTGCCTTGCCGCCGCCAGGGGAACTAGCATCGCCGCCCTTCCCGCCTGCCGCACCGATGAACCCGCCCGCGTTGACGATGCTCTTCGCGCTGAGCCAGAGCATGCCGCCGCCGCCGCCGCCGCCGCCAGAGGCTGCACCGCCCGCGGTCACGTCGCATCCACCCGAGGCTCCACCGCCGCCGCCGCCGAAGCCAGCGGTCGCCGCGCGACCCACGAACAGGCTTGATGCCCACTTGGAGTTTGCAGCGGTGCACCCGCCGCCCGTGCCGCCCGCCTGGGCATCTGCCGCGCCGCCATTCCCGCCCGTGGGAAGCGTGCCGACGTTGTTGTAGGAGTTTGAGGTCGCCGCGATCCCGTTGCTCCCGACGCCCGTCGAGTTCCGTCCGTTAACGCCGCCGCCCGATTGGGCGTTCAAGAACTGGCGCGCGGCAAGCCCGCCGCCGCCGGTTGTCCCGCTCGCGTCGGTGCCGTTGTCGTTGACGGTCCCGGCGTTCGTGAGCGTGTTGGCAACCAGGAGCTTGAAGCCTTGCGGCTTCACGGTGCCCGTAGCCTGTACCGTCAGGTTGTTGTAGTGGCGCTCGCGCGAGAGAAGAAGACTACTCCCGCCGATGACCGTGAAGTCGCCGTCAGTTCCGTCGCCAAACATCCCAGCGAAGGTCGCCGCGCTACCCGTGCCGCCACCCGTCGAGGGGACAGTCGGGAAGATCTGCGTCCCGGCCATTAGAGCACCTCGAGCACGACTTCGTAGTCGAAGGCGTTGTCCGAGCCAGCATTCGGCCCCGGCTCTAGGTAGAGCTTGCCCGCGGCGTCGGTGTCGAAGAGCACGCCGCTCGCCACCACGTCGAAGAGGTCGGCGATGACCGTCGAGCTTCCGGCGAACTGTTGCGCCACGGTGCCGATAGCCCCGGCTGCCGTCGAGTAGATGCGCGGAGTGAAGCTTGCGGCGGTCCCCGCGGTGCGCTTCAGCTTGACGCGGAGGACCTGTACCAGCGACGTGGTGCCCGTCGTCTCGATGGGGAGCCGCGTCCCCGCGGCGTAGCTCGTCACGCTACCCGTGACCGTGAGACGGGTACGTGTTCCGAGCTGAGTATGCGTCGCCGTTGCCATCGCTAGCCCTCCATGACGCGGAGAGCATATCGCACGCTACCGTCATCGGCCCACGTCCTCGACTGCACCAAGCACAGACGCTCTGACCACGCGAGCTCCGGGTCCGTCACCGTCACGAGGTCCCCTGGCTCGATCCAGCCCCATCGTTGGGCGCAGTCGTACTCGACGACGCGAGAGGGTAGGGCCCATCGCCTGGAGCGCCACGCGACGACGTGCTCTGCCGTCAGCGTGTCGGCGACGACGGCAGTCTTCAGCGTCTCACGCTTGACCCCGTAGCGAGCTGCTGACCGCGCGAGGACGGGGTCGGACCAATAGCTACGCGTGAGGCTCGCGAAGCCTCCGAAGCGCAAGCCCCTCGGGCGCGATGCAGGGTCGCCCACTGCCCACATCTCCGCGCCATAGCTCTCCGTCTGCGGGTTCCAGGCGTACAGGAGCTGCAACGTGTTGACCAAGCGGTCACCGTCCTCGTAGGTCACTACGCCCTCGCGCTCGATGTCGGGAGCCTCAGTCACGTCGAGGTGGGCGACGGCGTCCTCTGCCGTGGCGTCCCAGCGCCAGACATACGGGTAGACGCCCCGCGGCCCGACGGCGAGCGACACGGGTACGACGTCAAGGATGGCCTCGCGGATGTAGTCGGCGACGGTCACGGACTCGTCCAGGTACGTCCCCACCCGGAAGGCGCGGAGGGCCTCACGCGCGGCGTTGACGCGCCCGTGGTCGACCTGTTGCTCGGTGATGCGTAAAAGCCACGCGAGGAAGTCGCCCGCCGTCTCGAGCACCCCGCCTGTTTCATCGACGAGCCCGCCGCCGCCGCCTGTCCACGTCACCGACGGCGTCTGTGTCGGTGTCATGGTGGATGTCGTCGTGTTTTCCAGAGCTAGCGCGATGGCCTCACCGGAGATCGTCAAGCCAAGGACGGTCGCGGTGCATGTCGTGTCGTCCACGGGGCTAGTCAGCGTGACGGAAGTCGCGCCTACCGGGTGACTTGCCAGCACATAGACGCGGATCTCGTCGCCTGACGATAGCTCCTCCATCGTTGCGCTTAGCCCTGCGACACTGCCCGGCGCAGTTCCGTTGCCGGGGGCGCCGATGATGATGGGCGCGTCGCGGGTGAACCACCCATAGACCAGCGAGGGGCCAACCATGACGTCGGCGTATAGTCCCGTAGCTGCCAGCGCGGCACGCACGTCCTCGCCGCGCACGGTTACCACGTCGATCGTCTCGTCGGACGAGAGCACGTCTTGCTCAATCGAGGCGCGCACGCCCTCTCCGACGGCCCCGTATTGAGGTTCCTGAAGGCGTCCCACGACGAACGGACGACGCGCCGTCCACGCGTCCCCCTCTGCCAGCTGGGCCAGCTCAACCACGCACCCGGCGAGGTCGTGCCCCTCCTCGACTAGCGTCGCGACATCCACACCGAGGTCGAACTCCACCGGGACGCTCCGCCTGGGGGAGTCCGTGCTCCATAGATCCAGCGTCTCCGTCATGTCGGCAAGGTCGAGGAGCCCGTCGGTGATGACGATCGTCCCGCCGTTGCCGTCGTCAATCGTCACCGACTCTTGCCCGAGGTACCAGGTCCCGCCGGCGTACTCGAGGCTTATGACCCAGCGGATAGTTCCGGATAGTTGCGCGGGCGTCCAGCGGTCGGTCACAGTTCCTCCTCGATGCGGATGCTAGAGGTCCGTACCATCTCGCCTGTAGCGCCTACACCGCCCCACTCCTTGCCCTGCACCGTCTCCACGGACACGTCGGACACGATGCGCCCATACAGGTGGAGGTCGGAGTGAACGACCATCTGCGTCGAGTTGAGCGCCACGCGCGGCAGGTAAGACAGGTAGACCACGGGCTCCGCGCTACCGTTCAGGTGGTCGACAATCCCGCGCATGAGGCCCGGACCATCCTTCGCCGCGGCGACGGGTTCGGGCGTTCCCGTCGAGCTCCCGAGGACGTAGTCCGGCTGCGACACGGTCATGTCCACACCGAGCTCGCTCTGGTCGACCGCGTCGGACCACCCGAACTCCACCGCCCGCCGAGATGGGCCCATCACCTGGGCAGTGCGTCGGCCCGAGGAACCCGTGCGGAGCTCCACGTTCGGCTCCGTCGTGAGGCTTCGACCCCACGAATACCGACGCCCGAAGACGGCTACGTGCCCAATAAGGCACACGCCCATCTCGTAGTACGATTCTGCGACCGGCTGCGTCGGGATGGTCAAGCGGTACGCCGAATACTGCGGGTCGTTGTTCCAGACGAGGAGCCCACCGGGGGACAGAAGCGCACCCGCCGTGCCCGAGATGCCCACTGCCGACACATCGCCGAAGACGGCGACACGCGCGTGCTTACCCGTGGCCTGCGTCCACGCTCCCTCGGTTTGATACTGAATGGTCCGCACGGGGCCTGCCGCCGTGTCGAAGGTGAACCGCGCCCCGTCCAGGATGCCGTGAGGGTACCAATAGACGCCCGAGGACGGGTTTGTGGACGAAGGGTAGACGAGGTTGGCGCGACGGTTCCACGCGAGCGCCGCCTGTCCCGAGCTGGCGTCCCACGTGCCGATGGCGACGTACACACCGAAGGCGTTGCGCCCCTCGAGCGTCGCGGTGCGGAAGTTCGCGCCCCCGATGTAGAGGGCGCCCATGCTTCCCATCGCCTGCGAGACGTTCCCCGCCGTCGTGTCCGTCTCCCAGACCATGACCTGCGCCGAGAGCGTATTGGTACTGCGCCACGTGACCGACGGGGAAGGCGAGTCGAGCGCGTCGATGCCGTGACCGTAGCGTGCGGCGATCGTCCAGGCGTCGCCGAGGACCGCCGGCCCCCCGACCGCGCGAACCTTCAGCCCTTGCGAAAGCGTCAGCGCACGCGTCGAGAAGTCGCGCCCGTTGATGTCGGCGGGGATGCTGAGAAGATGCGGAGAGGACATCTGCGCGGACGCCTGCCACGCCGCATAGCGCCAGTTCGACACGCCCTGCCCCGTTTGCCCGATCTTGATCGACTGCGCCGCAGCGACGACGCCGCCGTCCGTCAGGGTCGTGTCGACCATGCGGACGTAGCCGCGGGCGATGCCGTACGGCCCGTCGACCTCGTCAACCCACACAGTGCATCGACCTGTCGACCCGAGATTCGAGGCCCACGCGCGAATGTGGACGTACTCTGCCGCCGTGCGATTGTAGGTCAGAAGCACGGAGCCGGACACGTCATCGAAGGCGACCACTGTCGTCGTCGTGACGCGCACCCGGAGACGGTACGACGACGTCGAGGAATGCGCCGTTAGCGTCGTCTCGGTAGCCGTGCCCGAGTCAGTGTCGACTTCCCACAATCCCTGCACCGTGTGCGCCGCGGTAAGCGCCGTCGTGCGCGTATGCGTGTAGGTCCGGACCTCCGCGACGCCTGCCGAGATCTGCATGGCGCCGCCCGTCAGCGTTGTCGTAGGAGCGCCGATGGTTGTCGTCGTCCATCCGAGCGTGCTCGGGTCCCAGAACGGCGCCCACGTCATGTAGGACCCCGCCGAGTAGTCTCCGCCATCCTGCACTGCCGGCAGCATCGGGAGCGTTGCCGCGGTGTACCCGCTGAGAACAGAGTCCCCCAGCTGCGCGTCGTAGGTGGTCGTGGAGTCAACGGCGTGGATGACGTGGAGGGCGCCGGCGTACCAGGCGCACGTCATGGACGCCGGACGCTCGCCGCCGAAGTCGAGGCTATGGACGAGGTTCAGCGCCTGCCCAAGCACTGTCCACGTCTGCCCGTCCGAGCTACGCGCGGGACGGACGCGGGAGGCGTTGCTCGAGTTCGGGGCCAGCGCGTAGACCTGCCTGTCCTCGTCCACCGCGGCGCAGAGTTCCGTATCGTCGCTAAGCTGGTTCCCTACGCTGAGGGTCGTTGCGGGAGCAAGGAGACCTACCTGCACAGGGTCAATGTCCGTCCAGCGACTGTAGGCGCTCCCAAGGCGCTTGCTGAGGGTGGTAGACGTGGCGCCCCACGTGCTCCTCGAGGAACCGCAGTAGACGACCCCGAAGCCGATGTCGGGTAGGGCGACCACATCGTGAGCCCCGCCCGTGTGGACGCTTGCCGCGTCGGTGCCGGGAACGGCCTCAACCAGCGCAAACGACACGCCGTCATCCACGCTCGCGTATTGCCAGAGCGTGTCGGGTACCGTCGCCGCGGAGACGCGAACGGCGAGGACCATCAGGACCTGTCCACCGTAGTACGCCGCACGGAGACGCCGTCCCGTCGTCGTCGTCGTGTCGACGTAGGCAGGCAGGCAGGCAGACGCCTGGAGAGCCCACGTCGCCCCATCGTCCTCGCTCAAATACGCGCGAACCTGCGCGCCGGCGCTGGGGAGGTCATCGTAGTACGCGAGGAGCAGAATACGCCCCTCGGGCAAGGCGACGAGAGAGGAGAGCAGCGGCTGGCCCGTCACCGAGCTCGACACGATGTCGATAGTAGACGTCGCTCCCGCCTGCGTGCGTCGGTGCACGCGGAGTGTCTGCACAGAGCCCGCCGCTACAGTCTTCTGCGCGCTGACGAGACGCGTACCGGTGCCCGTGAAGAGCACGTGCGGCGACGTGTACAGGTCCGCGCCCGCGCCGGACGCCCAGGTATGCACCGTCGCGAAACCTGCGTACCCGAGGGGCCCGTCCCAGCCTTGCCATGCCCCGCTCGACTCCCGCCAAACGAAGCCACCCGCGCGGATGGCGTCCGTCGTTACGGCCCCGCCCGCCCGCGTCGTCTGCACCTCGACGGTTGTGCCGTTGACCTGCGTGCCGCTAGTCGAGAGCGTCAGCATCGTGCTCGAGGAGGGGGAGGGTACACCGGGGTTTGGGTCGGCCTGCGTGTAGCTCGATCCTGCACCCGTCTTGCCGGGGCTCAGTCGAGGGTCGCGGATGAAGATCCCTCGGAGGGCATCGGGAGTGTATGCGGTTCCCATCGTCTAGCTCCTCCGCTGGCCTGCGCGTCCACCCGCACCTAACGCCCGCGACAGGGGACCGCGCGTCCGGAGGTTATCCGACACGAAGCTATCGAAGACGCGGTGCCGGTAGACCTGTTGAACCATGATGGTCTGTCCGCTGCCCATACCCGCGTTGGCGGCGCGGATCGTGTCGTCGCCCAGGGCACGACGTCCCTGCGGGGAAAGCACGGCCTCACCGCGCCGGATGACCGCAGACGCCTCGTCGGGGCTGAAGTCGGCCATACCACCGGAGTGGAAGCTCGGTCGCGCCGCGGCGATGGTCGCTACCTGAACCGCGCCACCCGCCGCGGCGAGGCCCGCGGCGATGTAGTTAGGCGCCGGAGGCATCGACAGGGCGTTGATGGTCGCCAGCGCGGTAGCCGTCAGCGCCTGAGCGAGCTTCGCAGCCTTGTCGATAAGGAAGGCGATCATCGCCTGTTTGCGCTTCTCCGCGACCTCTTCGGCGGCGCGGGCCTTCTCCGCATCGGTCGCCTTCTTGCCTAGGGCGTCCTGCGCTGCGAGGGCATCGTGGTAGCCCTGAACCTGTTGGTCAAGTTTGTATTGACTGTAGGAGGCGACGACGTCGGCAGCACCGTTAGCGATCTCGGCGCGCTTTCCCCAGAACGCAAGGTCCGCGGCGAGCTGCTCATCCTTCGCCTTCTTGTCGTTGTCCGCGGCAGTGGCGCGAGCCTTCGCCTCCGCAACCGCGATCTGCTCCTGCAATACCTGTTGAGCGCGACCCGTATCCACGTCCACGCCTTCAGCCGCGAGCGACGCCGTCGCTTCCTGGAGGGAGAGCAACCGCACCTGTAGCTTCTCGGCTTCCGTCGCGGTGCGGGCAAACTCCTCCGCCATGATGCGTTCAACCTCGGAGTTGAGGTCGGTCGCCTCGCGCTGAAGCATAGCGGCAGCGGCTTCGGCTTCCTTATCGGCGGCGCTCTTCTGCAGCTCCGCGCGGAGGTCCTTCGTCGCGGAGGTGTGCCGATCCTTAGCTGCGCTCGCCTCGAGCTGCGTGCGGATCGTGTCCTTCGTCTTCTGAGTGACTTGCTCGGTCGCTCGAGCGGCGCTCGTCTGCGCGGCATCGTACTTCCCGATTACACCCAAGAATGAGCCAACCTTGTCGGTAAGCTCTGCCGCGGTCGGGACCGATGCGCCCATCGCCGAAGCGAGCGCAAGGAGCACGGTGATGGGGCCACCTGCGAGCGTCGCGATGTCGCCGAAGGTGTCGACGATAGCGCGGTTCCTGTTTTCGAGCTTGAGCGCCTCCGCGCTCGTCTCAGCAAGCCCGTCCAGGTAGTCGGCGAGACCAAGTGCCGCGGTGTGACGGATCTCGATCTCGTCGCGTTGCGCCTGGTTCAGTTGACCCGTAGCCATCGCAAGGTCTAGCGCCGCCGTGCGTTGGAGCTCGAGCTGCTGCCGCGCGTAGTCGTTGGCGAGGCCCATCACGCGCGCGGCTTCGGCTTCCGCCTCCATCTCAGCGCTAAGATGCATGATGACCGGGACCGCTAGGAGCGCCGCCGCCGCAAGGGCCCCAACGGCAGGAGCTGCGAATGAGCCGAGACTCCCCGCGGCGACCTCGCCCACGTCCGCAAGATCCGCGATGCCCTGCCCCACCGACCCGAGGCCGGGGGCCAGCATGTCGAGGGCGCCGGCGAGCTTGCCTGCGCCGCTACCGACGTGTCCGAAGCGGTCGCCCAGCTCCTTACCCGCCTCGCTAGCCTTGCGCGTGGCCTCCTCGGCCTGCTTCATCGCGGCGCGCGTGGCCTTCGCAGCCGACGCCGCGGCCTTCTCGGCGCGCTTGTAGCCGCGGTCCAGCTCCGCCACCATGAGGCGCGCTTGCTCTGCCGTTATGCCAGGGATGCTCTCTAGCTGGCGCCGAAGGTCGCCGATGTCGGCGGATACGGTGAGATTCACGTCAGCCATAGGCTCAGCCTCCCTTACGTTTCACCGCGTCCCTTATCGCGCTTGACCCTTCGCGTTTCAGCTTGGCGCCGAGGGCCTTCCCCGGCTTGATGACCAGCTCCTGCCAGAGGTTCTTCCCGTCGCTCGCCTTCGGGTTGGGGTAGCGTTTCACGAGCCCGACAGGGCGACCCTCGGAGAACCTCACGCCGTCGCGCGTCCACTGCTCGGGTAGCTGGCCCGTCTTCCGATACTGCTTCATCGCCGCGGAGTATTCGTCGTTTGTCGCGAGGCGGCTCTTCGTGGAGTTCGCGCCGGGGCGACGGACTACGTACGTCCGCTTCGTGGCCTCCGGGAGCACCACGACGGAGAGCTTATCGGGCGTGAGACGGAGCTCATCCTCGATCTTGCCCGTCTCCCCGGTGCGACGGTCAACCTGCGTGTACCACGTGCTCTCCGAGCTGGTCACGATGGTCTCGCCGATAGCCGAGAGCTGGTCGCGCACCTCTGCATAGACCGTGTCGACCACGCGCTGAAGGTGCGTCTCTAGCGTGCCCGAGAGCTCCGCGGTCACGTTGCCGTGCTTGACCTTCACCTGCACTACAACCCCCAGAAGGCTCGCGCCGCCGGGTCTATCGTATCATTCTCGCGCGGCTGGAATGTCCGCTTACGCTTCTTCGGCGCAGGCTGGCGCGCACGGTACCACCCGAGGACGCGCTCCTGCGTCTCGAGGGGCCACGACCAGAAGGCGTCGGGGTCACCGCACCAGGTGAGCCCGATCTCCATCGCTAGGGCGTCGAGGGCTCCGTCGGGGCTACGGTAAAACCCTCGGCACGCGCGACGGCTTCCTCGGTGGGGACCTCGACACAGAGCGCGAGGGCCTTCTGGCCCGCCTCATAGATGTCCCCTTCGGGGATGCCGAGGGCCATGAGCTCGTCGAAGACTTCGCCACCGTAGGGAAGGGGTTGGTAGGCATACTTGGCCTTGAGGGCCTTACCCGCCCAGCACACGCCCAGGGCGGCGCACAGACCGCGCAGAGGGGAGGTCGACATCGCGACGGCGACCTCGCGCCGGACCATCGAGGACGGCGGCGCACGAAGCGAGACAGAGTGGGCACCGAGCTGGACGACGACGGACATGAAACCTCCGGATACTAGAACGCCCCCCAGCCATAGCCGAGGGGCGTCCTACTTGCACGTCGCGCAACGCGCTAGGTGGCGATCGCCGTACCGTACACAGTGAAGTTAATCGTGTAGCTATTCGGATCGCCCTCCGCCACGTCCACGGAGTCGATGCGGACATCGTTCAGGGTAAGGACGTGGTCGGCCGCGTCGCCGAAGTTCGTGCCTTCCACCGTCCAAACCAGCGTCTTGTAGACCTTCACGTCGCTTCCGACGATGGACGACACGCCAGCAGCGAACGGACCCGACCACGTGGCGAGCGCCCACAGGGTCTTTTCAGCCGACCGGATGTCCGTGAAGTGCGCGGTGAACGACCCGGTTGGGAACAGGCGGTTGGTCTTGCGGAGCGTGCCGAGCTCGCCGCGGTCCAGGTACGTCGTGACCTCGGTGTTCCCCTCGTTGGAGCCAGAAATGCTGAAGTCGCCTGCCTCGTACTGCACGGTGAGGGTGATCGGGGTAGCCGAGTTGTCGGAGATGACCAGCGTGCCATCGCGGAAGTTCTTGACCACAGAGGAGAGAGCCACGGGAGCCTCCTAGGAGATGGGGAGAGCGTGAAGG